CGTGATAAGTTTTTCATCGCGCATCAACTGCATCAGATGCAATGTCATCAGGAACAGCGCTTCATTTTGAAATGTTTTCTTATCCATGACGGTCTCCGCCGAAACGGTATTCAATATAACACGCATGACAGCAGAACTTCCGTCTGCTGTTTCCATAGGTCTTAAATACTTTGCCACAGTTTGTGCAGGTAAAGGTATAGACCGTCTTTCGCTTCACCAAGTCAAGATGCCTGTTCCACCATTTGTTTCTGCAACTATCCGAACAGAAGCGTTTCCGCTTCCGCCCCGGATTCTGGGCAATGGGCTTTCCGCACTGCTCGCAGACCGCCCCATTTGTTCTGGTTGCCAGACTGTGCCGTCGGCAGAACGACTTCACCGTGTTGATGGAAACACCTAATTGGCTGGCTATAGTTCCATACCCTGCCCCGTTGCGGCGTAAGGTGATAATCTGTTGTTTCTGTTTGTCCGTCATGATAAACACCTCCTGAAAAAATAGCTTTCAAGAGTAACAGGACAAAAAGGCTATCGTTAAGTACTATAAGTGCAAAAAAAAACGGATGCCCATGATGAGCATCCTAGTATATAAATATTCCCGTAACAAATAATCAGTGCAGATCCCTGTAGCTATAGTAGGTGGTGTTGCAACGTGATATAATAAATTAGGTTTAATATGAACATCGTTTCTTCGACGATAATGCGATCGTTACAACAAAGGATGGTCCAATGGCAAATATCATTACTCTAGACTTGAACACACAGTCAGTACAATACCTATGCAAAAAAGATAAGCGTTTGAAAAAAGTCGTCTACATGGTAGGCCCTATCACCTATGAGCCACATACAGACAACCCTTTTCCCTTCTTGATTCACGAAATCATCGAACAAATGTTATCGATTAAAGCCGGTGCTAAAATTTATTCTCGCCTAGAAACCCTATGTAATGGCCAAGTGACGCCTTATTCTATTGATGCACTTTCTTTAGAGAATTTAAAAAGTATCGGCACCTCAACAGCTAAGGCAAGATGTATAAAAAACGTAGCTTCCGCAATCATAGCAGGAACACTTGATTTTTCTCAATTTCCCACTATGACAGATGAAGCTGCATTAACGCAATTGATTCGACTTCCAGGCATCGGGATGTGGACAGCCAAAATGTATTTAATTTTTGTCTTAGATCGACAAAACATCTTGCCTTTCGAAGATGTTGCCTTCTTGCAGAGTTATAAATGGCTTTATAAGACAGATAATATATCAAAAGCATCAATAGAAAAGAAATGCAAAAAATGGAAACCCTATTCATCTATTGCAACTAGATTCTTGTATCGGGCGTTAGACATGGGTTTCACAAAAGAAGAATTTCATTTAAGAAAGGATGCATTATTATGATTGATTATACGAAAAATATTTCTGCAAGTGGACTTACAATTTATGATCCAATAAGTTACGATAATTCTCAGCTATATATCCCTACAAAAGAGTTGGAATCCTTATTATCCAACTCAATTATAGGTCTTCAGTTAAATGGACTACCGCTTAGAACACGTTCTAAAGTGGTCAAACAAGCAATATGTCGTGCTCTAGGTTATCCTACACCCAAATCTTTTGAGAAAACTCAGCCTAGATTTCCTGGGCAAAATTTTGATGTATACACACAAAAAAGTTTAAATGTCCAAATATGGAATGAAGATGTTGAAATTAATCGCCGCTATATTTTTCTTCAAGTCAGTAGTCAAGATATAGTAACTAAAGTAAAAATCATCACAGGGAATCAATTGATTGCATTAGATCACACTAAAACACTCACGCAGAAATATCAAGCGCATATGCGTTCCTATGATAAAAATATATGTTCAAGTATAGATTCCCCAACGGTTGATCAATGGACAAAAGCCACTAGTTCCACCAATCTTCATTCAGTAAATCCTAATGACTTGCCTCAAAGTAATATGTGTCTTAAAATATCAGAAATATATAGGCGATTATTACCTATTGTAGGCATGTCTGTAAGTCATTTAGATGCTATTCAAGAACGAAATAGAGGAGCTGAATTACATGCTTTAATTTGCAAACATCTCGGTTATTCTATTTTTAAAGATGACGGTACTTACCCGGATATTATCAATCAGCTACTCGAAGTTAAACTACAAACATCGTCTACCATAGATTTAGGACTACACTCTCCAGAAGACGGTCATGAAATTTTACGAGTTGATTCTACGTTTTTTCATAGTGATGATATTCGGTATGTTATTTTTGACGGAGACGTTCAGGGAAATTGTGTCATTTTAAAGCACCTCTATCTAGTATCCGGAAATGATTTTTTCACCTATTTTCCTTTATTCCAAGGAAACGTTTTAAACAAGAAATTGCAAATTCCTCTCCCATCTGATTTTTTTAATAATTAAACATTTTATCCACACATAGATTCAATTTTTCTTTATAGCTGGAGTTAATTTTCCCTTCAGCTATAATTTTTTTAACTATTGAAATTGCTTCTTGGGCTGCTTCCGTATCATCAAAGGGGATAGGAAATTCTTCAACGTACTGAGTTTGATATCTCCGCTTTCCTGAATATAATTTAGTATTAAATTTAATATCATAATATTTTTCAATAAAATTACTGTTTGCTATAGCTAACGCCAAGTATATGATTTTTTCTGGAACTTCATCATTTATGTCAATCCAATAGCAGTCCCCATTTACAATAGCACCAGTTTCATCCAACCAAAACTCTGGCTCCTTAGAAATATCTTTAAAAACAATTTTCCGATGTTTCCAAAATGCTGGGTTTTGCGGAACCCAGATTTCATACCAATTACGATGTGCCTTTAAAACATAGTTCCTTCCTGATAATTGTTCATAATACCCCATTAAATATTTTTTGGCATTAGGATAATCAGCTAAATCATATGCTATTCTTTTTCCATCCTTTACAGTATGAGTATATAGTACCATCCAATGTGGTTCTCTTTTTCCTACAATGTGGCCAGCATTTCTATGAGTAATTAGCGGGCGTAATAGTTCAATGCTTGATTTTTCTCCAGTCCAATCATCACCGATAAATACATTATCAGCCGTAGTTTTTATGCCTACACGAACTTTTCCAATATCAGAAAATTTCATTGCAGTATTCTTTTGAACTGTTTCCAGCCATTTTTTATCCTGATTGGAAACTAAAGTCCATATTTCATTTAATGCTGTAGTGTTTAAATTTCCTTGCCTAAACTTATAACAATGACCATCTGCTAAAGCATAATTACCTGTATTATAAATTTCATCAAAAACGCTATTTATCCTTCGATACGCATCGCTTTTTTCCATTTCATATACAGATGTAAATTTTACATCTTGGGGATCATTAGTAGTTCCAAGAGAAAATATTAAAATACAAGGCAAAACGGCAGCCGCAAATAATTTGGTATCCCCTAGATCAGTTATTTGACGAATATCATAATTATTAAGCATATAATTTCTTACAGAACATCCAGCTTTAATTGTTAGAAATTTATTGGATGTAATATATCCAGCAATCCCTTTTTCTTTTAGGACCTGTTTTGTGCATACTAAAAAAGCATAATATATGTCTACTCTGCCTGTCAGTTGTAATCTTTCAGCAATTTTTTGGGCTTTTTCACTACCTAATATCTGAGTGCGAATATACGGCGGATTTGCAATTACAAAGTCAAATTTCTCATTACTATCTTTCCCAATACGGTCAAAAAAATCACAACATTGTATATCAACCTCAACATCTGGAAACCGTTTCTGTAAAGCAATTTGTGTCTTTTTTGCAACATCTATATCGGTTTCATATCCTTTTGCAATTATTTTCTTTCCAATGGAATGTAGTCTATTAATCAACGCAATTAATAATGTTCCTTCTCCTACAGCTGGATCTAATATTTTTACGGACTCCTCATCACACTGACCGTATTTAATCATTTCTCCTGCTACATAATTTGCCATTTGATAAGGGGTATACACTACGCCATTCTGTTTATTTTTGCTCTCATTTTTATATCTTGTTGCCATAATAATTCCCTTCTTAACTCACAAATAATTTATGGAATTCCCCAAACTATATAGTTCTATAACAGCAGTACATTATCATTATTTTAAATCAGTTACAAAATAATGGCAAGAAAAACTATTAAGACTAAACTAAAAATTGTTTTCATTTACTTTAGGAGGTTCGTAAAATGAAAAAGATTTGTCTACTCATCATTCTTTTATTTTATCTTCTATTTTCATCATCAGCTTTTGCAATAGATACTCATTGGGTTTATGCAGGCCGATTTGGCCTTTTAGTACACTGCCCAGTTCCACACAATTTAGATATGTATGTAATTAATCATTTGACAACGTTTAGAGGGACAGCTTCTTTTCCTGGTCCCGAAAGCCAATTACCGTATGACGTCTATTATAAGCACGACCATTCGACAGATACAGGAGATAACCAGCATGAATATAATAATCACAATTTCCAATTTCAAGTAAAAATCGTCCCACTCAACATATTTGGAAAAACAATAGGGTCAGGAGTTTCTGCTGGAACAATCGTATGCAACTATAAAATAGCCGCAAAAGGCTCCTATCGTATAGTTATGAAAAGTTATAAGATATTCGACACGGAAACGCACCAACAACTTTTTAACGCTGAAGGTGATTTTGATGCTGAGCAATTATACAAGGACTCCGCCGCAGAAACTATCTTAAAGGAAAGTGCTCCCCATCCGGTATTCGCAGGATTAGCTAATCAATTAAATGGCGCTGAATATTATAAATATAGGTAATAGCAAAAGCCGGTGCAGAGCATCTACCTGATGCCCCGTACCGGCTTTTCTCATGCAATCTTCTGTTTTATGTCAACTACAATAGCTTTAACCGCCTGCTGCATCAAGGTGATGTACAGCCTGTTCCGAATCTTTACCCACCAGCTGGTCGTGGTCTGGATTTCCGTTTCCAGCGGGTCTGTGAGATTCTTCATCTGTGCTTCCACTAGTTTCTGTACATCGTCCAGGTCAATGGATTTGATAGCTGCTTCGGCTTCACTCTTGGCAAAGTCTACGACGGCATCGGCGACGGCTTTCTTGATTTCTTCACGGTTCATAGTCATTTACCTCCCAAGATCAGTTGTTCATAATCAGTGACACCCCGGGCTACTGCTCTGGCCAGGGCATCTTGGGCATTCGCCAATATTTCTTCATCGCCGGGATTGGTGATGAAGGCCAGCTCGATCAGGATGGCAGGCATATCGGTGTTGGTCAGGACATACAGTCCGTTGACGCCGGGCGTTGCAATCTTCACGCCCCGGTTAGTGGTATCGAGGGCATCGACCAGTTGGCTCTGGATGCAGTTGGCCAGCATGCTGCCACGGTAACTGCCGGCACAGGCCCAGATTTCTGTGCCGTTGGCTTCTTCGGCTTCAGCGGCATTGCAGTGGACGGACACGAAGATGTCGGCATCACTGCTATTGGCTGTTTCGCAAATTTCATACAGGCTGTCGGACTGAAGCAGTTCTGTTTCTACGCCTGCCGCATTTAGATAGCTTGCAGCGGATTTGCCAACGGCCAATGCTACATCACACTCGCGCAGACCCGTTTCTTCATTGACGGCACCCGGGTCGGGATTGCCGTTCGGCGCATGGCCGGGATTCAGGAATACTTTCATGTTTTTTCTTCTCCTTTCTGATGCACGGTGGACTTCACAGTGCCGCCGATGTAACCGAGCAAGCCAGAGGCGATGGACATGGCCAACTCGTTGAGGGTATAAAAAATCGCCATAATCAGTGCTGTGACCAGCCCGATGATGACGATGCAGTCGGGAATATTCACTTTCTCAAACATGGCTTACACCGCCTTCGGCGTAACATTCACGGTGCCGTCCTTACGGACGATGTCGAAGTCTTCCAGTGCCAGAATGCGGTCTGCCGCCGCACTCCAGTGGCTGTTCGTCTTATAGGCATCCAAAGCGGCTCTGGGAACCAGAACCTTTGTCTGCGCCGGGATGCCGCGTTCGGCATGATCTGCACTCTCTACGACAAAATCTACATTGGCATTGTCCAGGACAAGGTATTCCAGGTTACTGCAGGTAGAAAAGGTATGATACGTATTGACTTCCTCCGCCCCAATATTGCTCAAAGTGTCAAAATACACGCATTTCAGGCTCGTGCAGTAGGCAAACAGGCTGTAAATCGCGTTAATATTCCCAAACCCGCTCATGTCAGCGGATTCCAAATAGGTATTACCCAAAAAAGTTGATCCCAGATCCGTAATATTGTTTTTCGTGACATCGCTAAGATCCACACAAATTTCATCGCAACCAATCCCTGCCTGATTAGCCGTTGAGGGTGTCAGCAACTGATGAAGGGAAGTCGTGTCATGAGTAACATCCACCACATAAAGGCTGCTGCCCGACGCAACCTTGGATTTAGATATCAGCGGACTGTCCAAAGACTCATCTATATAAAGCTTGTTCTGATACAGATATACCGGCGTATATCCCGCTGGAACATTAATATCGGTCGAAAGTTCTGTAGCCGCTGCCGCAGTGATGACCACATCGCCACAAATCAGGCCATTTTTCAAAGTTCCTGATATAGAAGCCTTACCACCAATCCAGCCTTTATCGCCCATTGTCTTGATTTGGTATGCATATCCTAGAGTCACACTCGCTACAGATGTCAGACTCTGGGACATACTGCCAGACCGTTCCAGAGAAGCGACCGAGTCGATGATCTTTGGCGTAAAGACCGCAGAAATCGTCTGATGTTCTGATTGCTGAATAGTGACCTGGTATGGTACCGATTCTGTTGTCGTGCCACCGTTTCCCGTACTGGTTCCTTCTGTATAATTTCCATCGGCATCATAAAATTTCTTGCCCTTGGCTACATCAGAAGCTTTTGCCGTCGTATTAGATACTTCACAGAATCGGGCCTTCCCGCCACTTTTCAGCGGAATCAGGACAGCCGGCACTTCACTGTAGCTGTTTCCGGCCAGTTTTACATCTACCTTCATGCCCTCGCCTCCTTTATTCGATAGTCAGCACCTTGGTCAGGCTGTCCTGAGATACCGTCACCGTCGTCAGACTGCCCGTCACTTTAGTCCCGTTGACGTAGGCTGTCTTGCCATTGATGATAGTGCCGGCTGCTGCCGTGGCATCACTGGTATCGACGACACTGGATTTGCCGGACACGCCAAGTACAGTCGCGCCAGCCTTGATGTTCCCACTGACTAATTTAGCCTGTTCCTCGCTGCTGATGCGTACCGTACCCTTGCCGTTATGGAAGCCAGCGGGTATGGCATATGTACCATCGACCTTGCTGATGCTGCCGTTGACCGCCTCGTTATTGGCCATGGAACCAGCAACAAAGCCGTTCCCGATAAACGCAGACTTCCCTGTCAGGATGTCCCCGGATGCCGCCGTGGCCCCGGTCGTGTCATAAAAGACAGCCGTCCCCTGTCCTTCTGCCAGGGGAATGGAAACCTGCGGTACTTCCGCATAAACGACAGAATTGATTTTTACGTTTTTCGCCATTCTGATTGCTCCTTTACTCGACTTTCAACTCATAACCATTAAAGCTGATCCTGCCATAGTTCGACGGGATGGCAGCTATCGTTACCGACCGCATGGCCGTGAATCCCTTATCGGGCATGATGACCTGCTCCACATCACTGGGAATGATTTGTTTTTCCTGATACGCCCCTGACGGCTTCTGCGGCAGAGAAAGCACTCCGCAGAGTGTGCTTTTCCCTTCCAGTTTTCCTTTATATCGTTCCATGGGCCGTCACCTCCCCGGTCACAATAAACGGGCTGGGCGGGATAACTGTATCCGTATAGCCGGAAACCAGCACTAATTCCACATCGTACCGATAGGCACCGAAGGGAAGTGATGCTGTATCTTCCGGCAACAAAAGCAAAAGGCAGTCGCTTTCCTGACGTATGATGCCGTCATCCAGGGTTTTCACCACCAATGGGATTTCATCAGAAAGCTCCCGTTTGACGGTAAATGTAAGCCGGTCATCCGCTCCCGGCACAAACGGTTTTCCCGTCACCCGGTCACGGATGGTCAGCGTAATCTGTGCCGAATCCCCACGGGTAATGGAAATCCGGTTCCGAATGACTGAAAAGCCCATCCTGCCACCTCCTTATTCAATCTGCCGCTGCTCGATTACATCCAGACGATGCCGCACATGATCTGTTGCCTCCTCCACACGGGAAAGGCGTTCTGCCATCTCCTGGCGCTTGGTTTCCGTTTCAGAAAGCTGGCGCCGCAGATGGTCAATGCACTCCTGCAGGCTCCGCACTGACTGGTTCAGCGGCTTGATGACGCTAAAGTTGAAAATGATGCCGCAAAGCATCAGGACGGATACCAAAGAACCCACCATCTGTACCCATTCAACCATATTTCTCACCTCCTAGCCTTTTCGCTGGAACATGTAAACCACGAGGGATGGCTGCATGTTATTGTGCGCCTGACCGTCACCAGCATTTTGTATTGTTATACTGTGAGAATGTTTGCCATTGGATGATGTTGCCCCCGTCCAAGCTCTTGCAGCTTCGAATTTACCAATCCCCCAGGCCGCACCATCATTATTAGCAATCCCATTTCCACCATGGCTGCCACCATAATAAAAAGCACCCTGAAAATATTTAGCATAGTCACTGTCATCGGTAAAAAATTGACCCGTAATATTCATGCTTCCCCGTGAATGGGTATGTTCCCCATTCTGGCTTATTGTTGCAGCGTGGTTGTGCATTGGCATTTCTGATCCCGCCAGAGGATGTCTTTCTTCGCCCAGCTTCTGTCCTGCAGTATACATGGTGCCACTGTCTGCTGCACCAGCACCGATTAAGCAGCGGCCCATGCCAATCGCTACCCAGGTAGTTCCCGGCCAATAATTGGCTGGATTTTTTCCATCCATAGAAAGGTAGATAGCGTTCAAAGGAAACGGGCACGCCTGGATCTTAGTTACCGCCTCCTCGTCCATATCGGCGTAGGTGACCTTGCCCCAGCTGCCATTGCTGTGCAGAACCGTGTTCAATTTTCCCGCGGCTGGTGATGGAACCATGCCGCTCCGGCCGGCTGTCTTTTCGCCGCAGCCACTGAAATCAGGCAATGTGATGTCCTTTGTGCCATCAAACAGCACCCGGTGAATCTTCCGGCCTGTCTGCAATTTCGAAGCACTGGCCGCATTGCCGCTGATACCACTGGCATGGGCCTTGGCATCAGTCAGATGGGCGTTGATGTCAGCCGCCGTAGCGGAAATCCGTTCATAAAGCCGGGCGTCATTGCTGACCAGCTGGGACACCGTCTTGTTCTGCTGGTTGAATACCACCGGGTCTTCTGAAAGATACTGCGGAAACAGCACATCATAATCCAGGGTATTATCCACCGCTTCTGTGGGACGTACTTCCTGTCCGGCACGGTCAGGGAAATCCGCTGACCATTTCTCTTTGATATATTCAGCCACTTGCCTTCACTCCTTTCCCGGATACGATGGTCGCCGTCGAGAACGTGGCTTCGCCATTCCAGTGAATCTTCCCGTTCCAGGAATATCCCAGGTAGATGGCATAGCCCAGATGAGCCGGCTTATAGATATCAAGCTGGTCAATCAGTTTCTGCAGCGTCTCCGTATCCTCGTCATTCATAATGCAGTACACCTTGAAATAATATTCTTCGTTCACTTCCTCGATATGCCCGACGCTGTACAAATTGATGATGGAATTCATGAACTCCATCGTAGACACATCCACATGCTGCAGCTTAAAGAGAATCCGCTGCCTGCGGAATTCATCCGTGTCTTCTTCACTCCGTTTGATTCCCAGAAAAGATTCATAAAGCGGCAGCGCCCAGGTAGCCGTGTTCACGAAGAAATTGTCCGCCAAATCCTGCAAGGCCAGCCGCAAACGGTTATGCTCCGTGCTGCTGGTATCCGCCGCCTTTTTGAACATCGGATCTTTCCCCAGAAACTTCGGCAGATAGTCCAGGACATCAACTTCACTTTGGCGCATCCATTCATTCGCTGACAAGGCTCAGCACCACCTTTCCGGCTACCGGAATCTGTTCATTGGTCAGGCTGATGTTCTCCGCCTTGCCGTTAAGTTTCAGGTTCCGATAATCTGTAATCCCGTTTACGCCCAGAATGAGCCGGCCAATCTGGGCCAGGCTGACATAAGACAAGCTGAATCCTGTATTCTTAAAATAGTTGGATACAGTTTCAGTCACGGATTCTGCATTCGCCGTTCCATATACCTCAGCCGTAATATCTACAGAAACGGGTGCCGGAGACACCACGGTCACGGTAGCCCCGATAGGGCGCTGGGATTCAATATACTGGGCTACTTTCTGGATCAGCTCAGTAGAGGCCGATTCGTTCTCCGCCGTCACAATGATGACTTTCACCGTGCCGTTCCCATTCCACAGCGGGATAACCTTGCAGTTCCCTACCCCGTCCACGGACATGGCCCAAGAGCGGTAATGGTTGGCGTTGCCGGAAGTAATAGGCTGACGAACCCGGAACAGAAGCCTTGCCAATAATGCGGCATCCGTTTCTTCATCAGCCCCATCCGTGCATTTTGTCTGGTTGGTTACGCTATACACATTAGGGATGGAATAAGGGATTTCTGTAATCGTCCCTGATGCCACGTTCCCTTTTGCGCCTACGTCCGCTGCCTGGACAGCGATTTCCACTTCAGTTCCATCCGCTGGAATCGTTGCGGATTCTGTCGTATAGAACCGCAGCCCGTCCTTGGTCTGAAACAGACTGCCACGGATGATGTAGGCCCCGGACTGTCCGGTAACCGTCACTGTCCCATTGGCCTGCACGGCTTTTTTCCGCTGGATACCGAACTCCTCAGCCCGCAGCGTCAGATAGTCTCCCCAGGCTGTTTCGGCAAAAGCCGCGTCCCGCAGCATGGCCATCTCCGCATAGCTGTTCTCAAATTCCACAGCATTGGTATCAATCATGTCCCGGGCAAACGAGCCCTCGATAGCCGTCTTGTCCGTATCAGTCAGCGTGTGCAGGGTCTGCACCATGCGGCTTTCAATCTGGTCTTTAGTCTGGGCATCGAACAAATTGCTCATGCAAGGCTCCTTTCTGCGGTGACAGTCAGACTTTCATCGTTGTAAATGGATGTCACATCCACTAAAATAAACAAATCATCTTTCTCCCGCCGTTCCACATCTACCCGGTTGATCCGGGCAATATAGGGATTGATGGAAAGGCCCTCCCGGATGTTTTGGCGGATCTGGTCTGCCGTATAAATGTTGTTGGGCATCGTCCCCTGATATGGTTCGATGGTGATGCCGTATTCATCGTGATAGGCCAGATACCTGTACCGTTCTGTCATCAGAGCTTTATAAATCCACACCTTAAGGGCTTCGTCTTCCGTAACGGTAATGTTGTTCCCGTTCTCGTCATAGCGGAACCGGTGTTTCTCGAAGTCATAACCGTATTCCGCAAGGAGCGGCAATGTTTCTCTGGCAGCAGCATTCTCTCCGGATGCCATTGCCACAAAAGGATTAGCCATAGCCATCCAACCTCACAATCTCGTCTAAAATCATATATTGCTGGATTTTTCCATTGACCAGCATGGGCATGATGGCGACTTTCATGCCCGGCTTCAAGGTATCTGTGGTAATCACCGAATCGGTATAGTCGTTGTCAATCTCATGATTATGCGACTGGTAAGCCGCGTCCCCGCTGCCGCCCGCCCGGTTCTGGGTAGCCGATACCAGATATCCTTCGGCTGTCCGCCCATAGCCCGCCAGAAGGTAATGGGAAATCCACAGTTCCTCTTTCGTCAGGACGATGCCGTTGTATTTCACCTTGATGTCCGGCGGAGACTGGAGAATCTCTCCAATCTGGATGGACGGGCTATTACTGCTTTTTGATACCTGCTCCATCAGGTTCAGAAGGCTGATATATGGATTTTTCTGCATCTCCCGTCACCCCCTGGATGTCTTGATGATAGTCGCCGGATAGTAGTCGCTCCCCATATCGATGCTGCCTTCGTAATGGTGGAAACAGCCGTACACATTGGAGCTGTTCCCCCAGCAGCCGCCATTGCCGTCATAGACCACTACATGCCAGTTCGGGTCGGGTTTGCTGTAGCGGTTGTACATGATGATGTCGCCTTTCTCGAGCTGTGACGGGTCGTAAGGTATCGCCAATCCCTGCGCTTCGGCATCGGCCCGGAGCTGGTCGCAGCCTTTGACGTTGCTGTTATATTCCTGGGCGGCAAAAGGCGAATAACCAGCCGCGGCAATCGTCGCCCGGTCTACGCAGCCCTCAGAGCCATAAGGCGACACAGTGCCATCAAAACTTTCCATACAGGAATCCACCACATCACCACCGGCAGCGTTACCACTTATTGATACCCCGCCATGACTTCCTGAAGAATTTGTAGCAGGTGGCACATAATCCGGATTGGCGTTGTAGGATGCGCTGTCGAGTTCCTGTTTCTGCTCATCCAGCAGCTTATTAAAGACCAGGTTCAAATCCATCGTGTGTTTGTTTCCCTCAATCCGATGGCTGTCCGACTTGATGAAGAACCGCCCTTTGAGCTGTTCTTCCTGGATGTCCACGGAAAATCCGGCGATGCACTGGATATGGCCAAGGGCATGGACGGACATGTCATGGGCCACCGTTTTCAGCATAGCCCGTGCCTGTGAGGCGTCATCCTGCTTTGGGTCAGCCTTGCAGACAGCCTGGATGATACCGAATTTTTCTATGTCGACGTCATTCGGCATCTCCCCTTTCGTCTGGCCCGCGCTGTCCACGACCACCACCTTCGATACCATGTCCTCGATGGACTCGGACACGGATGCCCCGGTAAGATTCGTTTCGTCACTGATGAGGAAGTTCTCTACCACCTGGTCATTGGTACAGACTACGTTCAGCTTCCCGTCCGTCATGTAGATGTGGTAGCCCTTGCCATCCTGTGCCGACTGGTAAGATAACGCCTGCTTGATGGCATCGGTCGCCGAGATGTCGTCGGCGATGAAATTGCACACCACGGAAAGATCCGGCATCGTCCCCGCCTCGATATGAAAGTCGTGGATAGTCTGCCGGATGGCATCGGCCACAGTCACATTAGCGTATTTCCGGGTAATACGGGATTTGGCCAGATAGATGATGCTGTCGAAAGCCACAAAGCGCATGGTATACGATTCGCTGTCCCGGCTCCGGGAAAAGATGCGCCCCTGGAAAATGGGAAACATCTCCTGCGCAGCATCATCGGTATAGGAGAAACACACCTCGTCCCCCAGTTCCAGGACGGCATTCGTCCAGTCCTTGTCCTTCGTGGTATAGGCCAAATCAAATTCCAACTTGCGGCCGGCCTGTTCCACATCTCCCGACCAGGTATAGGAAAGTACATAGGCAGACAAATCCGTGTTTTGGGACTTGTCTACCTGTTGGTTTGCGGTATCCGTTTTATTAATTTTTGCTAACTGGAACATTCTCATCATTCCTTTTCAGATTCATCGTGGTCAGCCGGATGATGTCACCCGTCTTCAGCCCGCCGTTTCGGATGATGCTGCGGTAGACCTGGAACTTGGAGAACTGCTCATTGTTGAGCGTGACCGATTTCCCGATAGCCCGGCCCACAACGTTGCCGATGCTGTCGCCCGGATAATAGGTGATATTCTTCTTCATCTTCTGCCAGAACGATTCCGGCCGTTTGGCAAGACCCGTAGTCTTGTCCGTCTTGGCAGACGCAGTGTCGGCTTCGACATAGCGGTATTCCATCAGCCCCAGTTCATAATACACATCCCCGCTTCCATCCTTCTCGCCAAACTTGAAGGAGCTGATCAGGCAGGGCATGGAAAGCGGCGTATCTGATACAGTGAGCTGACAAACCTCGCCGCCAGTACGCATGGCTTCCAGTTCAGAAATATAGGTATATGGGGATAACCCCATCATGGCAAAAGGATAATCCTGGGCCGGGAAAAAGCCGGCCAACGTTAAGGACTTCAGCCCGGTCTTGCCTTTCATGAGGTATTCCCCATAGTTGTTGATGTTCACCGTGCCATGGTTCGTATTAACGGAAACCATCAGCTCTGCCGGCAACACAGGAAAAGTCACGATGGAACTGCCTGCGGACAGGGAAATCGTCAGATTCTGTGACGCCTGCCCGATAGCATTTAAAATTGATTCTAAAAAGGATGCCATCAGATAGTCGCCCCTTTCATGCGGTTCATGCCATACAGCCTGATTTTTTCTACCAGCTTATCGGCAATGGCATCGATGTCCTGCTGGCTACGGACGTTCATGGTATCGATGCGGATGGTGATGCCGCCATTTCCAGCCTGCAATGCCTGTTGGATGCTTTCATCATGCGGTACGACCGTACTGCCATTCGGCAGATGAACCAGCTCTCCCTGGCGGTTTTCATTGATGACGGCAAAGCCGCCGCCAAAATTCTCGACCCCTCTGGCAAAGTGGCTGATGGGTTCAATATTGAATCCCACATGAGTCGGCGCCCCACCCGTAATAGATGGAATATCTACAGACAGCCCGTTAAGGCTTCCAATCAATCCATTCACCTGGTCAATGACCCAGTTCACGCCACTCCGGAAGGTATCCTTAATGCTTTCCCAAATACTGGAAGCCGTTTCACCGATGCTGTTCATAGCCCCATCCCAAACCGAGGTGAGCCATTGCATCCCGGCATCCACCGCTTCCGACACAGCCTGGACGGCCCCTTCGATGTACTGGGATACCGTGTCCCAGTTACTCCAGAGAAGATACAAGCCCGCGATGATGGCGGCAATGATAATCAGGATAGGATTAGCCATCGCCGCCGCGCCGACTGCCCGGATAACGGTAATCATCAGACGGCCTGCCGAAAGGAAGGTGCTGCCCAGGCCTTTAGCGACCAGGCCGATGCCTTTCACCACCGGGATGATACCTTTGAATTGTGCTGCCAGGTATTTTGATACGCTCCCGGCTTTGCTGATGCCTGTGGCGATGGAGTTGAATGTCCCGAAGGCCCGTCCGCCTATCGTCAGCACCCGGCCCAGAGTGGAACCGAACATCTGAAAGGCCACGATGCCGAAAGCTACCTGTCCAATCAGCGTCTTTTGCTCCGGTGTCAGCGACCGGAACCACGCTGCCAGCTCCTTCACCCGCAGGGACATGGCTTTAAAGTACGGCGTAAAAGAAACGGCCAAATCCATCCCGGCGTTCTTCAGCTGGTTCATGGCAATCTGCATCTGTTCGGAAGGCGTCAGCATTTTCTCATAGGCTTCCCGGGTCATGCCGGCAGACTGGGCCATCTGATCCATGACCTTATCGAAGTCCCCGGCGCCCTTACCCGTCAGAACCAGGATGCTGTTAAGACCTTCAACAGAGCCAAAGAGCTGTGCCATCTGTTCAGCATCCCCGCCAGTCGCCTGCTTCACTTCTTCAAGGAACTTCACCCAGCCCACGCTTTGCAGATGGGCGGCATTGAATTCCAGGCCAAGAGACTGCGCCATTTTTGCGGCTTCTGAGGACGGTTTCAAAATGTTGCTGTAGGCCGCCTTGAGTCCTGTAATGGCCTCACTGGTCCGGATGCCGTTCTTGGTGAGGACGGCAATGGAACCGAACAGTTCCTGGGTGCTGACATTAAGCTGGGCGGCAATCGGGATGACATTGCCCATGGACTGGGCCATTTCGCCAAAGGATGTCTTGCCGAAATTCTGCGCCAAAAGCATCTGGTCCGTCACTGCCGTAGCTTCCTCTGCCGATTTCCCATAGGCATTAAGGACAGTCGTGACGCCGTTGACGGCGGTCGTCGCATCCGTAAAACCAGCCTTTGCGGCGATGGTCATATCCCTGACGAAGCCAACAGCATGGCCGGCATCGACACCTGCTGAAATGGCCTGATAGACGGACTCCGAAAGGTCGGCTACGCCTGCTCCGGTTTCATCACTGATGCTTCTGATTTCCTCTTTGATTTTATCCATGGATACCACGGTCGTATCTACCAGGGTAGACACTTTGGCCAGGCCATTGGTGAAATCGCTATTCAGTTTAAAGCCCGCCGTGGCAACGGCTAAAATAGGCGCAGACAGCAGCGCGAACTTATCTGACAGGCCAGAAATTTTGCCACCCGTCTGTTCGATGCTTTTAGCCGTCCGTTTCTGTATCCGTTCATGTTCCGTCAGCTTGTCTGACAAGCCGCTAACCGATTGTTTCGCCGCGGCCATCTGGGCCTTCATGGTTCCCAGACTGGCATTGACGCTACGCACGGTCGGCGTGAATAAATCCCGCAGCCGAATAGCGGCATCGATGACGTTGTTAGCCATGCTGTCTCACCTTACTTTCCTTCAGCTTATTAAAATAGCAATATATATTATATTTATTGTGACAATCTATCGTATTTTATAAGAACGTTATATAATATAATAAATAATTTTATTGGTACTATTTATTTGTAGAAAGGATTGTGATGTATTATGAAATCTACATTGAAGAAGATAACCGCCGCCATTATTCTTTCATGTATTTGTTATGTGCCTCTAAGTAGTCAGGCGTATTCATATCCAAAACATTTATATGGAAATGATCAAATTCAATTGGCATGGGGACATATGGGAACAGGTGCTTACATTGATAAAACATCTGTCGTAAATGAAATCTATGACCCGCCATACTATAAATTAGCGGCAAATGTGATTCATTATGATTGGGACACGAATAAAGAATATTCAGTAGAAACCAACTATTATGAATATAATACAAATACCGGTGCAATCTATATAACAAGCCCTAGAGGAACATGGGGTCCATATTATGATCGTCCCAGAACAAATACTTCTAGTAATCAACGTTCTGTAGAAGAAGCAAAAATCGTATGGAAAACTGTATATGGAATGAATTGGAAATGGTGATACTAGCCCTACATATGAATTGATATGTTAATCCGCTCCTTAACTACAAAGGAGCGGATTTTTTATTTTCTTCCATCTCATACCGCACAAAGGCATACAGCACCTGCCGTTCCCCATATCCGAGTTTCATGACCTCCGACGGCAGCAGGTGATGATTCCTAAAAAGGAAGTACATCGCCTGCACTTCGCCATTGGTCTGAATCAGTTTTTTACGGCTTCATCCGCTTTTTTCTGGGTAGTGTAGCCGTTGAGTTCAGTAATCTGTGCTGTAAGGTCAGCAATCTCACCCGCCAGAAACAGTTTACGGATAATATCTGCCGGCAGGGTTGCCCCGAATTTTTCCATCAACTCTTTGTTCTTGAAATCCGGGTCGGCAATCCCCGCCAAGAGCGTCTGGGTCTGCATCCGGTAGATATCCACGTCATCGGCATTGCCATTGGTGAAATCTACGGCCATCTTCTGGATGTCGGCATAGCGTTCCGGGTCGATAGCCCGGAGCGTGATAACGAAATCAAAGCCGAACAGCTTGCTCAGCCGCTCCATCTTCACTTTTTTCGTGGGCCGTTCGGCCAGCTTGTTCACTACGTCTGCTTTCAGCAGCCTGTCTACCATATTCATAGTCGATTTCTCCTTATGCTAAATCCAGTAAATCCCAGTCCGAGAAGGTGAAGCTGTAACTTTCTTCGCCCATCTTATCTACTTCCCAATCCGCCAGAATCAGGCTGTCGAAGGTCGCGTCCTTGATGACGATACGTTCACTGCCGATAGCATCCTTATCATCCAGGACGGAAACGATAGTTACTACCGTCTGCTTGCCCGCTTTGATGTTATCGTTCATCTTTTTGATCATGTAACTCGACACTTTATGGAGCTTCAGTTCGCCCTTGCAGTCATACCCCGTGACCTTGTAGCCCTTGCCCACATGGCGAAGCATCTTCACTTCTTCCTTGGTCAGCGTAACCTCGGCTTTAAAGGCTGTGGCTTCGGCCATCAGGTCACCGTCGATATAGAGGTCGGCGTACTTGCCGTTCATGACCCGTTTGGCTTCCATGCTGTTCATACTGCCTCACCTCCTAGATATGAATAGTTACCGTCACGTCTTCCATGGCATCCAGGAGCGACGCTTTGACGGCGATGAACACATTGCTTCCGATATTGGCCAGCTTGATGTCCATTTCGGACATGTCAGCCAGTTCCGCTTTGGTATATTTGCCGTTGGATTCCAGCCAGATCTTCGTGGATTCCACATCGATATAGGCGGTATTCTGGTCCTGTTCCAACAGACCTTCCTGAGCCAATTGGTCGAGGTAACCCTGAATGGCCGTTACCAGTAGGCAGCGGTTCGCATAGCTGTTGGCATACTTTCCGAGGTAATGGTCCTGGGCCGTCGTGCGGATATCATCATGCATCATATCCATCAAATCCACGAGCTTGATTTTCTGAAAGCTCGTTCCTTTGTCCTGGACGGTAGTCACCAGGGAGTTGATGCCCCGGGCCAGTTTCACCTTTTCGCCGTCAAAGAAGAAGAACAGCTTCCCGGCACCGGCCATGGTATCCATTTCCTCTTTCGTCCACACATCACAGCCGATGACTTCCGGCAGCGGCGCGTAGGTGCAGGAAATCGTCATGGGCGTCCCGGCGATAATGCCGGCAATGCGGCTGCAGTACTGCGCTGTCGTATATGTCTTTGTCTTAGTCTGGATCGTTTTGTTGACAAAGTTGATGACACCTTCCGTGTCTGCCGTACAGTCCGGCAGCACAGCCTTTATCATCTTGTCCTTATTGGTACGCATCCCTTTGACCCAAGTGGCGATGGTGTCAATATGCGACGTTTCAATATCCGGGATAACCAGATAATCGAAGCGTTTATTTTCAATAACCTTCAGGATATCTGTATAGTCTTCCGTCTCGCTGCTGATGATTTCGGCGATGACCTTCTTCGGACTGTTCACATAGCCCCGGAGCGCCAGTTCCAGCTGTTCCCGGTTGCTGTCCGACAATTCCTTGGGAATATCATCTGCCGTATACAAGTTCGTCTCCGTTTCTGAAGGCAGCGTTTCTTCCTTCAGGATCATCAGGATAATGCCGCGTTCACTGCGCTCAATAGCGCTGATGCCTTTTTCCTTGAATACGACATTAATGGATGGCATTTTCATGTTTCGTTGTCTCCTTTCCCCGATACCGCTGATGCAGTACCCTCATGATTTCAGCGGCTTCCGTTTCATCGGCGGAGTCATAATACTGGATGGTCAGCGTCACCCGTCCGCCGTCGTTATCCTGTCCAATGAGTTCTTCACTCAGACTCATGACAGCAAAAAACCTGTCCTGGACGGCAATCCCGTCACGGAACAGGTCTTCAACGGCAGCCAGTACTCCATATATGGATGTGCTGGCCGCCTGTTTCTGTGGTATATAAGTAATGTAAATATCCGTATCCCGGTATACGTCCTTATCGCCTTGCGGCGAAGTTACGGTCATGGACTTCAGGAAAAATGCCGGCGGCCTGAATCCTTCCTTCACTTCCTGCAGGTACACGGGATACGGGAACTGTTCTTTCAGTTTCTGCTGTACAGCCTGCAGGATGTCGATGTCGTGAATCATAAGCCGCCTGCTTTCTTGATAAGTTTCTTCGTGAGCTTTTCCAGGCCGGGCTGCAAGTCCTGAGATGCAAACAGCTTCATGGCTTTTTCCGTGTAGTGCTGACCTTCGTAATAGCCTACGGTCCTGCCGCCAGGCGTTTTCTTGACATGCCCGTTGTTCAGCAGGTGATGGACCGGATGCCTGTTCGTCAGTTCATAGGTCAGCTCCGAACCGTTATAGCCCGTTATCTTGTGTTTCCATCCCTTCTTCAGCTTGCCCGTACTGCCTTCTGGGGTCTGATTCACACATTCCTTCTTCAGTTTGTTGCCAATCGTTACCAGCCCCTTTTCGGCCGTTCCTGGAAATTCTTCAATCGTAGAGAGCAGTTTGCCGGACAGCTCGTCTATTCCCTGGATATCCAAATCACCTCTGCTCATCGTCCTGCCCCCTGATTTCTTCCGTACAATACAGTTCCAGGGATTCATGGCGCATATACGGGTCTACTATCGTATCGATGTCATACAGGTGATCCTGATACTTCACCTTCATGTCGTGGGTAATGCCAGGCCGCCAACGGATGGTGATTTTACTGTATTCCGTATCCGCCTTGCGCTCCATTTCATAGAACACCTTGCCCCTGGCAGGCTCGATGGATGCCCAGCAGGTACAATGAACCACATCTTGTAACGTATCGAATCCCAAATCGTCAGTCTGCG